GGCCGGTCGCGATCGTTACCGATAATCGCGGTCCGGGCGCGTCGCTCATTCCGGAGGTACGCGAGGCTCTGTACGACGCCGGTTTCGATCTACAGGAGGTCTCGGCATCCGAGAACGCGCAGGCGTGCTCGCTCCTCGTAGACGCCGTAAACGAGCGGACGCTCCGGCATCTGGGAGATCCTCGAGTCGAGAACGCGATCCGCGGAGCCGCGACGAGACCGCTAGGCGATTCGTTTTCGTGGGCACGCCGGAGCTCGAGCGTAAACATTTCTCCGCTATTCGCCGTTACACTCGCGACGTGGGCGGCAATGGGCGCGCCGGATACGACTCGGGAGCTCGCGATCTACTGATGGGATTTTTCCGGGAAACGCTAGGTCTGCCGCCGAAAGCGCGCGATCTCACGACGCCGCTCGAGGGAACGACGCAGACGATCTATCCGCAAGTGCAGTCGTTCTGGGCGGAGACGTACGGCGGCTCCGGGCTCTACATTTCGCCGAAAGTAGCGGAGCTCGTCTGGGTAGCCGCGCGCTGCATTCAGCTAAACGCGCAGCAGATCGCCGCGATGCCGATCGAGTATCACACGACGGCTCCCGGAGGAGGATTCGAGCCTGCTTGGGTCTCGAGCCCGGATCCGGTTTGGTTCCCTAACGGCGTGGGCGACGCGCTATTTACGATCGTGGAGAATCTCTACAAATGGGGTTTCTCCGTTCAGCAGATCACGACGCGCTACTCGAACGGCTTTCCGCTCGGCTTTACGGTTCTCCCGTCTGAGGCGGTAAATATCGACGTCGAGAACGGACGCCGAACGTACAAACTAGGAGACCGGAGACTCGATCCGCTCGACTGCGTACAGATCGATCGAAACCCCGGGAACCGCGTAAAGGGTACTCCGGCGCTCGCGGCGTATGCGTCGCAGGCGTGGGGAATTCTCGCAGGCGGCGAGGAGTCGCGGAACGTGCTCTCGGGCGGTATCCCGCGCGGATTCCTGAAACCGAAACGCGTACAGACGCCGGAGCAGGCAGCCGCGCTGCAGGCTCAATGGCAGGCACGCATGGCAACGCGAGCCGGAGCTCCTGCGGTTATGGATCCGGAGGTCGAATGGGAGTCGGTCTCGTTTAATCCGACAGAGCTCGCGCTGCTCGAGGCGCAGGAGTTCACGATCCGTAGCGTCGCGTCTGCGTACGGCGTCCCGGCGTCGCTCCTGAACATGGCGGTAACCGGAGGGCTCACGTATCAGAATCCCGCGATGCTAGGGGAGTATTGGTGGAGGTTCGAGCTCCGGACGCTCGCGAAAAGAGTCGCGGACGCATTTACCGCGCAAATGCTCCCGCGCGGATCGTGGGTTTCGATCGACGCATCCGATACGTTTGCTGAAATCACGGCAGAATCCGACGACGATGATCCGCAGGAGTCGGGAGTCGCGAAAGCGTCGCCGACGCAGCAGGACGGAGGCGGCGCAGCCGTTACCCCGATTCGGGAGGGAATGAGGATATGACCGAAACCCTTATCGAGAACGCGCTCGACGGAGCGGAGCTCGAGGACGGCGAGATCCTCGTTACCCCGGAGGAGGATCGCTACCCGCTCGCGCGTACGTACGAATCCGTCGAGATCGCCGCGGACGGGAGAAATCTCGAAATGCTCTGCGTCCCGTTCGATACGCGCGCGCTCGTCGCAGATCCTCCGCCGCATGGTGACGGGAGACCCTACGAGGAGGAATTCGCCGCAGGAGCATTCGCTCGAGCCGTGCGAGCTCCGAATCGTACGCTGCTCGAATTCGAGCATTGGAGCCCGGGGCTCTCCGGCATCATTGGGCACGCTGCGGATCTGCGGGAGCAGCCGGACGCGCTCTACGGACGGTTCCGCGTGCTCGCAGGACACGACGGCGATAAGGCTCTCGAGCTCGTAAATTCCGGCGTGCTCCGCGCGGCGAGCGTTTTCTTTCAGTCGCTCCGTAGCGCGCGCACGGCGACGGGCGGCGTTCGTCGGCTGCTCGTAAAACTCGATCGCGTCGCGCTCTGTCGGGAGGGCTCGTACCCGCAGGCAGGCGTGATCGCCGTACGGACGGCTCCCGTCTCTGCTCCCGCGGGTTCCAGCGACGGGACGGCAGAGACGAGCGAGCCTCCGTCCGTGCTACCCAAGTTTGATCCGGAGCTCGCCGCTCGAGCGGCTGCTCTGGGTCTCGTCGTTCCCGATCGTCTGGGAGCGGCATAGCCGAAAGCGACCCCTCCGCCGAACGGATCCGGACCCCTCGCGCGAGCGACCCCTCCGGCTCTGAGACTCGGACCCCTCGCGGCAGTCGTAAACGCGAAATACGAAAGGATCGAGGGATATGTCTCAGACAGCTATCGGGATTCGCTTGCAGCGTCTAATCGACGAGCGAGCGACTGTCTCGAATCTGCACGACGATCTCCTCGCGACGATTGAATCCCGGGATCCGGGAGAGCGTGATATGTCGGACGTCGAGAAATCGACGGCGGAGGGCTATCGCGCGCGCTCGCAGGAGCTCGATCTCGAGATCGAAACGCTTACGCAGCATTTCGCTCGAGAGCAGGATTCGCAGAAAGCCTCGAAGCTCGCACGTGGGCACTTGGCCGGACGCGGAGAAATGTACGACGTCTCCGGGAACGAAGTGACGTATAAGACGTTCGCTGCGTACGCTCGAGACGCGATCCTCGCAAAGCGAAACGGCGGCATTTTCGACGAGATCCAGGCGGCAGCCGGAGGACGGGAAGTTATCGAGCACGCTCGAGAGCGTCTCGCTCGTACTCCGACGAATACGCTCTCGTCGGACGTCGAGGGAATCTCTCCGGCGCAGCACATTTCGCAGATTTTCCAGGTGATCGAGACGAGTAGGCCGATCGTCGCATCTGCGCTACGTGCTGATCTGCTCCGCGGTCGTCTGACGTATCCGGTCGTCGTGAATACGCCGGTCGTCGCGGCTCAGTCGGCGGAGAAAACGGAGGCAGGGAACGAGAAACTGCAAATCGACATGGAGGAGACGCAGGCGACGACGTACCTCGGCGGCGGCGATCTCTCATGGCAGGCGATCAATTGGAGCTCGCCGTCCGCGCTCGATCTGTGGTTCCGCTACGCCGCGGCGCACTACGCTCTCAAGACTGAGCAGGACGCCGCTCAGGCAATGCAGCATTCGGGGTTCTCGAACAACATCTCGAGCACTCTCGCTGCTCTGACGGATTTCTCTGACATTCTCGCGGCGATCGCCGCGGGAGCCGGAGACGTGTACGCGAATTCGTCTCGCGTCGCGGATACCGTCTACATGGCTCCTAACGCTCTGTTCGCGTTGGCGGCTATCGCTACGACGGAGGGAGCGGCGTTTACGGACGTCGGCAGGCTCAATCTCTCCGCGCAGGGAGGCTCGCTCATGGGCCTAAACGTCGTGGTCTCTCGCGGTATGGATTCCGGCGTTATCGTCGTGGGCGATTCGCAGGGTCTACTCGTCGCAGAGACGCCGGGAGCTCCCGTCGAGCTCCGGGCGGTCGAACCGGCGATCGGCGGTCTCGAGGTCGGCATCATCGGCGCGTTCGAGGCAGTCGTCGTGGATGACGGCGCGTTCGCGATGATTACGACCGCGAGCTAGTCGGGAGGTAGGAGAACGTGAGAGCTCGAGCCGGTAGTACCGATCAGCTATATGTGGATTGGGGCGCTACCGGCTCGACTCTCGGCGTTCGCGTGGACGATCTGACGGGAGCGATCGCGATCGCGCGGCAGACCGGGTTCGTCGAATTCCCGTCCGGCTCCGGGATCTACTACCTCGATCCGTTCACGTTCCCGGACGAGGCAGGCTCCTACGTGCTCGTCTACGACGACGACGGAGGCACGTACGCACTAGGACATACCGCTACTGAGGAGCTCACGGTCTCGAGCTCCGTAGGCGAACCGGCTACCGGCGACACGTACGCCGATACGGACGAGCTATTCCGCGTGCTTAAAATCCGCGAGCCGTCCGCGGCGCAGATTCTCTCGGGAGAGCGCGTGCTCGCTACCGCTACTTGGGAGATCGATCATTTCGTAGCCGCTCCCGACGACGATCCCCTAACGGGACCGGAGGTTTCGCTCGCGCAGATCGTCTGCCTCGAGCGCGCGGTAGAGCATTGGCGACAACAGGAGATTTCGTTCGGGCTCATGGCGGCGGAGGGTATCGGCGGTCCCGCGGAGCGGATCGCTCGAGATACGTTCGAGCGGCATCGCTACACGCTCTCGAGCCTCAAACGGCAATGGGGCATTGCGTGAGTCTCGCGACGAAGCGGCAGCTACGCGAGGCGATCGCAGATCAGATCCGAAACGTATTCGACGGCGGCGATCTGGACGTGCAAGTAGAGCCGCGATTCGTGCTCGAGCCTACTCCGCCGACGATCGACGTCTACTCGGCTCCGTTCGCTCGCGATCCCGACTCCGCAGGGTTCGGCGACATATCCGGCGCGTACCTATTCACGGTCCGCGCTCGCATCGGGACGGCGGCGTACGACGAGACCTACGATTGGCTCGAGGAGACGATGGACGATGCCTCGGATATTTCGCTCGCAGCCGCTCTGCTCGACGATCCGACGCTAAACGGCTACGCGTCCGATCTCGACGTCCGCGACGTAAACGGGCTGCGAGCGTTCGAGCATCCCTCCGGCGACGGCGCGCTGCTCGGATGGTCGTTTACGGCGTTCGTCCTACCGGCGCAGTCGTGACGGAGCTCGCTCTCGCCGTGCGGATCTCGCTCGAGGTCGAATGCTCGAGCGAATCGTGCTCGAGGCTCGCGGATCCGCTGCTCGAGCAAATGAGCTCCGGCGATTACGACCGCTGCTCCGTTATGCCGATCCCTATGTCGATCGACGAGTGGCTCGCGGAGCATCGGACGGCACGGAAACGCGCGACGCGCTCCGGACGCCGCGGCTACCTCGCGCACGTACTGAGACGCGAGGAGCACGCCGACGAAATCTACGAGATAAATCGGAGCTCGAGGAT